GATCACGACGTATCAACTTGCATCCTTTACGGTTGTTGGTGGTAACTACGTGTTAGCCGCTGGTGATGTGTCAGGCCGTAAAAATACACTTGCTGCGCTAACGGGTGCAACTATTGATAATACTGGCACAGCTACCCATGCGGCGGTTACATTGCTCGCTGGTACTGAATTAAAACTGGTAACAACAACAGTTAGTCAGATATTAACATCGGGCGGTACGGTTGACACTTCTGCATTTTCACACGAAATTCAACAGGCTACTTAATTATGAAACGCATTGAAATATTAGAGCAAATAAAAGAAGGCATCCTAACTCGTCATGAAGGCGATGTTGTTTCGGTTGATGCTGATTTAGCACAAGCTTACATTAACGCAGGTTTAGCAAAATGCGTCGATACTGGCGAATGCGGTGAGCGTAAAGGCGGTGCTGTTAAACTAACAGTAAACCCACTAGTAATTAAAACGAGCGCGTAAAATGTCGTTAAATATTGGCGCATCTACTAAAATTGAATACGTAGTTACTAATGCGGTGAGCGGTCCAGTTAATGACGCCACCGTTACGGTTACAATTTTGGATAATAAAGGTGTAGAAATATCGGGCGAAACATGGCCGTTTACTTTGCCTTATGTTGCGGCTAGCGCTGGTGTTTATTCAAATACGTTTGACACGTTCGCTAGTCTGCAAGCTGGTCAATATTATACGGTTATAATTAACGTGCTTGGTATTGATGGTCTAACTGATTACTGCAAGACTAAATCAATGGCAACAATTAAAAACTGTACAGGTGGGTGCTAATGACTATTCAAGTAACTGCATGTGACGTAAAAGCATTTTGCACAACAAGTTTAGGCGATCAAGTAATTGAAGCGCTTATTTGTGTTATTCAATCTAAAATGGGTGAATGCGTAGAAACTGCTTACGATGAATGCGTGGGCAAGCAAGTATTAATTTATGCCGTTTGTCACATGGTCGAATCACAGTCAGGTGAGAAAACACAGGTACGTGCAGCTAATGGCGCATCAGTAACAAAGCAATACCATGGCACTGGTGAGGGCGTTAAGTCCACACAAGCAGGTAGAATGCTAATAATGATTGATAGTGCAGGCTGTTATAATAACTTGTTCGTATCGCCTTTATTATTTGGCACTGTTGGCGAAGCTGCTAGTGGTACGCCTGATACTGGGCTTTACTCATGAGCGAACCAATTAGATGCACAGCAAATACCACTGTAACAATTTGGCCTATTCTGTCTAAAAGCGAATATGGCCAAACAACTTACGGTGCGGCATACACTATAAAAACTACATTTGAGCGTGGTTCTAGCCGTCAATATCGTGACGCCGCAGGGATCATGTATATACCAGCGTCAATATTTTGGTATGAAGATAATGGAATATTTCCAAGTATAAATGATAAGGTTGCAATCGGTAGTTATTTAACCGTAACAGATCCGTTAACAGTTTCAGGCGTTGAGCTTATTAAAAATCGTATCTTACAGGACAATAGTGTGCTCGAAGATACTAACGATATTATGGTGATGACTTAAATGCCCGTCACAGGTATAACCCAAGTTAAGCAAAACATGAAGCGCGTGTTTAAAGATATTAGCGATAAAAAAGCGCCTCAGTTTGTGCATAATATATTAGCTATTGGCTGGACTGCATCAAGGGAATTTACCCCTGTTGAATATAGTAACCTAGTAAACAGCGTTACAATGTGGACAGAGGTAAACGGCAATAAAGTTAGCGGTGAATTAATGTATAACGCCAATTACGCCGCTGCTTTAGAGTTCGGAGTATGGCGACCTAGACCAGTATCAATGAAAGAAGGCCCTGCGGCTAACATGGATGCAAAGCCACACTTTTTACGTGAAGGTTTCGAGTCACCAGAGTCAAAAGCGGCAATCAAACAAGCACAAGAGATATTTAAACTATGACCGTAATCGCTGACCTAGAAGAAGAGCAACTAAAACAACATTTAATCAGTGGTGGTTTTTTGACTGCGTTTACTGATATTTTTGGCGGTTCACAACCTGCACCGAAAATACAAATGCTTGAATTCGATTTGACTGATATTGCAGCAAGTGATCGCGTAGTTATGATCCGCAATATTGGTAACGTATCGAACCCAGCAACCAACACGCTATTTACTCAACGTAATATGTTAATAGCTGTTGTTGGCAATACGAGCGCACAAGATAGTGTTATCGTTAAAGGCTTGGCAATGGACATGGAGCAGTGGCTAAAAGATAACGTTACTGATGGTGAGTGTATTTATAATATTACCTCAAGCGGTGTTAGTGGTCCGTTTATCTTTGACGATTCAAGGCGAGCGTATGAAATCAATGTGCGCGTAGGATTTAATATTGTGCGGGTGTTTGATTAGTATAAATAAGAACGGCACTCGAAAGAATGCCGTTTGTTAGTTAGTCTGACTCAATAACTTTTGGGCAGTACTTATTTTTCCATGATGAGTATGCATTTACTGCGTTTGACATTTTACCTTTTGGGTTTTCTTCCATTGACTCCCTAAGAGTATATTGAGTGGCGGCAATCACAAAAATAACACTTACCATAGCAATTATACCCGTAGTAATTATTATAGGCGTAGTCCAGATCATATATCCCACTGATATTGAGGCTACAATTCCTGCGGATAAAAACCCTAAGTAAGCACCCGCAACAACGCATCCAATTGATATAAAAAACAATCGCCATAATACACACCAAAACAAACTGCAAAAATTACTAGGTAGGCGTTCATCACCCCACAATGTAGCTAATTGCCATATACTCGATCCATTCTTTACTGATATATTCATAATTTTATACCTCATTAACTTCAATTGATTTTAAATACTCACGCATTTTCTTTTCTTCTAACCCTAAATCGTACCACTGTTGTAATTTAGCACTGTGTTTATGGTTAGCTATATAATCACGCTGGGACTTTATCCGCCACATATTATTGCGAATTTGTGCCTTTGTGACTATGCCGATTGATTCGCCTAGTTGTTGTCTGTTCATTTGTTGGCGTCCTTAATTAAATACTTCACAAGACTCTGAGCATGAATTAGTATCGAACATTTTACTCCCACGAATACGGGCTTTTATTTCCTCACCCGTTGAGCCGTCAAATTTTGCAATTAATGATTCTAGTGATTGCTTACCTCGATACATTTTTTTTCTTTCTCCAGTATTGTCATCAATACGAACCGAATCACCGTGAAGCATATCAACGAAATCAATATATGAAGCTGGCGAGTCTCTTTGTGATGCTGCAAGTTTAAGGTTTGATTTTTTAGGGCAGAATTCACAATTACCTGACCACTCATCTAAATCTAAATCAAACGGCATTTTAGTCCAGTAATTTAAAACGTCCTGTTTATCAAAGTCTGATATTTCAGCCATGTACCTCAAGTCGGTAGACCTTCTTTTTAATATCCCGTGAAACATATCATCTTCGTAAGGCTGGACTAATTCATTACTAAGATTTTCAATACCCATAGAATACATGCTAATCAATCTATCGTCCTCATAACCTAACTCTAACAGTCTACTATAAAGTTTTTTACCAAATACTCGCGGCAACTCATCTGCTCGAATACCTAACCAAGTCTCATAATTCTTTTTGCCGTAAGTATCATCACAATATTTTTTAAACGGCTTTAACTTCATTCTGTCAGTGCAAAACATTCCACCAATGTAAGGTACGCCATACTTTGACAGCATAGATTTAAATGGCACAAGGTCTGGACTTAATGACTCTATATCAACGATACTATAGCCCACGCCAGCACCAAGAGGCCGAGTGAAATCGCCGCGCAAACATATAAGATCAAGCCCAAATTCATTATTAACTTTTCTGATAAACTCATATGTCTTTGAATGCTCCGCACCCGTGTCCATGTAAATAAAGTCAATATTATCTCTCCCGTAAGTATCTATCATTATTTTACATAAATATGCACTGGTTCTGCCACCGCTAAAGCTAACTACTTTTTTCATTAATTCTCTCCGTTAATTATTAACTGCCCAAACAGTACACCACCACCAAACACAATACAACCTTTTTTATAATTTATTTAATAGTGTTACAATACAAGAGTTAATTAACACACAAATTTAAGGAGCCATCATGGCTACATGTAGTGACGCAAAAGTAGGACCCGGCAAACTGGTTGCAGTGGCTTGGGCTGGAAATATCTGTGGGGATGCCGATTGGTTGACAGCAACGTACTTACCACTTGGAACAATTAACACTAAACAGCTAACCGCTGCGGCCGCTGTTGCCGATGGTGTTAACGATCAATCAGGCGCTTATACTGATGAAGACGTTGTCCGCTCAAGTTTAGAGCTGACCGTTTCGGGCTTTTCGACTTCTGTTGATACCGCCCAATCAGTGCAAAATGCTTTAGTATTGTATTATCACGCTGAAATTCAGGCAGGCAGGCAGCCCACAGGTTGGTTAAAAGTATCAGGTTCTTCATTGCCTCGTATTTATTACATCTATGTAAACTGTAAAGGCGTTGACGAAGGTTTTAACACTGACGACAATTCAACTATCAGTTTTAGCTTTGGTGTTCGTGGTACTGGTGACGCAACTGTTTCACCTGTTCAGCTTGTAGCTGCTCCGTAAGTGCTTACGGCTTATGGCCACGCTAAAATAGAATGGGGCGATCAGGTATTTAACCTTTCGCCCTCATTTCTTAACATTGCGAAACTTGGCAACCCTAAAGAAATTATAGAAACGTTTAAGGATTTTGTATCGTCTACAAACTTAATCGTGAAATTCTCGATCGCGCTGAACGTGCTTGAATGCTGTAGTGATGTAGAAATACCACGCGCATTAACGGGAAGTGTAAAATTCAGTGAACGACAAAACAAATTTATGCTAGTAAATCCTTTGCATGGTGAAGCTATGGTAAGAGATGTTATTACTCTTGCCGAGCATTGCTTAGTTCATGGCATTTGCGGCAAAGTAAAAAGCACGGGCAAAGGTGAAGCAGTTAAAGAGTTCGACGCATATTCATACATGGAGCTTGCAAGTATTCACTTGCCTAACGTGACAATTACCGAAGCGTCAAAAATGACTATGACAGAATTTTTGCGGAGAATGGCTGCTAGATTCCCACAGGTACGAGATGAAAACGAAGCATCGCCCGAAGAAGAACTCGCGCTATTCGAATGGATCAATAAAGATAAGGCTCACTAATGACTACTAACGTTGGTGCAATAAAATACACGGTTGAAGCTGAAACGGGCGATTTGCTTAATGCTGAAAAGATGGTTGATAAAGCCACGGAAAAAATGCGTCAAGACTTTAACAAAGTTGATAAGTCTGTAAAAGAAACAGGTCAAGAGTTTGATCGGACTGCAAAAAAAGTCCAGTCTTCTAGCGCAAAGATGAACAAGTCGGCTAGCGGTGTCAAAAAAGGCATTGCAGGCATGGGTAGGGCGTCAGGTCAGGCATCAATTCAACTTCAGCAATTTGTGGGGCAAATACAAGGTGGCCAGTCCGTCATGCTTGCATTCTCGCAACAGTCTGCCGATTTAGGTATTGTTTTAGGCGCTCCATTACTAGGTGCTGTCGCTGGTATTTCTGCGTCATTAATTGGTATGCTGATCCCTGCGCTTTTTGACTCAGGTAATGCTATTGAAGAATTAACTGAAAAAATGGAGGAATTCAAAAAAACCATCGGGTTATCGCAAGAACAAATTGACTTTTTAACAAATAAAGAAATAGAAGCAAACGTTGTTCGTGCTAAATCAATTGCTGAATACACAAAAGAAATTTCCATAATTAAACAGCAAATAGCTAACCAAGATGTATTGTTAAGTAGAAAAAATTTAGATGCAAAAGTTCGTAAGACACTAACCAAAGCACAGCAAGAGTCAAATAAAGAGCTAGCAGAGCAGACCGCATTATTGCAAACTGAAACACAAGCGATCGTTGAGTCAGGTAAAAAGATCGATGGGTATAACGCCTCGTTAAATCAGGGCACAGAAGAAACAGAAAAACGAAAAGAAGCAACAAAAGCATTTAAAGCAACGCTTGAGTCTCAACTAGTTTCATTAGAACAGCAAGTAATGGCACTAGAAAACGGCGAAGAAGCTGCATTTAGGTGGGCATCTGCTCAGCGCTTAGGTATGAAAGAGGGTGAATTATTTGAAGAGTCTGTTGATCAACGCATCACTGCATTATTCAAATTAAAAGCCGCTCAAGACGCTACGTCAAAAGAGGCTAGACAAAAAGATCAGTTATCGTCACAAGTTCAAAGTTTAGGTGTATCACCAGAAGACCAGATAAAAATGCGCTTAGAAAAAGAGCTCGAATTACTTAGGCTAGCGCAAGAGCAAAAAATTGAGATTGAAGGCACTTATCAAGAAAGACGCGTTGAACTTCAAGCGCAAGCAGATGAAAAAATTGCAGGGCTAAACAAAAAGACTGCAGAAGAATCAATACTAAATTATGAAGCATTAGAAAATCAAATTATTGGAACGTTCGCCAGTATTGCTACGGGCGCACAAGACGGTAAAGAGGCGATCAGAAGTTTAGCGCAATCGATACTAACACAGATGATCGGCTCGTTAATTAAGATGGGTATACAAGCGTTAATTGGTCAAACAACCGTTGCCGCTGGTACTGCCGCATCAATGGCCGTAATTGCTACCGCCGCCGCACCTGCCGCTGCATTGGTATCACTTGCAACAGCGGGAGCAAATGCCCCACTCGCAACCGCTGGAATAACTGCGACCGCTGGAGTGGCTCAAGGCGTGGCAATTGCTGGTGGACGTCAATTTGGCGGTGGCGTTTCTGGTGGTAATGCTTACCGTATGGGTGAAGATGGTCCAGAAATATTAAGGCAAGGCAATAAAAATATAGTCATACCGGGCGAGAATGGGCAGGTAATTTCTAACAAGGATTTAGGTAATGGCGGCGGTACAACAATCAATATAAATAATATGGCTTCGGGCGTTGATGTACAAGCAACACCAAGTAATGACGGTAAAACTATTGATATAGCTGTGCGTCGTGCTGTTGCTGAGATAACCAATCAAGTGGCAACTGGTAACGGTAAGTTTATGAATGCACTTAAGAGTAACACTAGCATAACAAGTAAGGCGACAAGATAATGACCGTGATAAATTACCCGAGCGCAACCTTACCTGATTTTAAAATGGGTAAACAACGTTCGCAACAGCAAACATACAGAACATCACAACCGTTTAATGGCCCGATGTATATTGAGAAATTTACAGACGAGTCACCCGTCGCTTGGAATGTCACGATTGATTGTCGCAATCAGATACAATCAAGGCAGTTTCAAGCGTTTTTGCGTGCTATTGCAGGCGGTCAACCGTTTAATAAATTTATACTGACGGAAGAAGGCTATATTGAGCATGAGGTAAGATTTATCGAAATGCCATTACAACCAAGTCAACGTAATCAGTTTATGTGGTCATACAGTGGTGTTATTTATGCTACTGCATTGATACAACCTGATGCACTGGTTAATGATGGGTTGATCTATGACTGGCTACAAGATGCTAGTATTATCGATAACGCTATCAATAATTTGTGGGGATAACATGCCAACATACAGCACAGCGCAAAGAGAATACTGGGCGCAACGACCAGCTAACGTTTTAAAGTTTGATACGATAGACTTTTATCATCCTGATAATGGCCATATTAGATTAGTGGCGGATCAGTTTAGTAATAAAACGCTGAATGGTGACTTATATCAAGCTGTAGCGATGGATTTGCCACAAGTAACCAACCAGACGACGGACTCGACAAAAGCGGGGACTGTGCAGTTTGGGCGCATTGGTACGCAGGTTCGTCAATGGCTATTGGCTATAACGCCATTGGGTGCAATAAAATATCCTATCACGGCAACGCTACGCCAATTTGAAGACGGTGTACTATTGCCGATATATGAAAAGGCTTTATTTGTAGATCAAAACGGCATTAGTATTAGTTCGGATTCTGTTAACATTAAACTGTCAATTGATAACCCGTCAAAGCTAACCAATAAAACGGCTTTTTACGATCCAGCTTTGTGGAAAGGGTTGCAGAATTTGTAATGTGTCCTACTTTTGCTTGACTAGCTCACTTACTTTTTTACCTATTTGCCATGCTCTGACAATTTCATAAGGAGCGTGTTTTAATTCGTCTTCAAAACAACATTCAAATAATGCTAAACAAGCGTTACTTGCTTGAAGCCTTGCTATAGCTATTTGTCTATCGTGCTCAGTTTCAAATGATTTCATCACATTCATTCTCCTGCGTATGATTACGCGTTAGTTGTTGGTTAATCTACCAAGATAAATAAATGTCTTGGTATGACATGGTTGTCGTCGTTCATTTCAAAGTAATCTTTTAACGGGCTTTCGTGTGGGTATTCATAAACCTGCACAAAATCATTTCTAGACATGTAATCTAAAAAAATATCCGTTTCTTCTGTATGCTCTGCTTCTGGGTCGTAATCTTTTAACCATTCAAAGTACTTTAATTTAAAATGCTCTACAGGCTTTACGGTAAAATAATTTTTATCAATCACCCATTGGCTTGCTGGTGTATCACTAATTTTATTAATCTTCATTGCCTAAATCCTTATATATAACCCTACCAATCTTTGTTAAAACTACAGCGTCATCTTTAAACTCTACAACGCCCATTTCAGATAATTGCTTATTTGTCACTAAAGCCTTTGAGTGTGTACAATGACCATCCACCCATCTACCAATCGCCTTTATAGTTTTCTTTTGTAACTTAGTTAAATTCATTCTGCTAACCCTATCCAATTAAATGCCAACAAACACAATACACCATCAATAAACACAATTCAACAATTAAATTCAATCGTGATACAATAAATAAAAAATGAGGGTGTCATGTGGATCAGCAAACATTTATCAATAATATTATCGGCAAGCCTTGGGTTAATCGCGCGGCTAGTTTTGATAGCGCTGATTGCTGGGGCGTTGTTAGCCTTTATTATAAGCATGTGCTTAATATCGACATACCAACGGTGCAGGGCTTTATTGAAAACGAAAAGTTTGATAAATGCTATTCAGAAAACTTGCACCTATGGCAAGAAGTTAAATCACCGATTATTGCAGGCTTGGTGTTCACTTGTTACAAGGGCGAAATACCGACACATGTTGGGGTCTGCATCGGTGGCGGTAAAGCGTTACATTCGCGCGGTACGCAAAACAATCACGGCAAAGTTGAAGTTCATTCGTTGAGAGCTATTGAAACAATATGTGGTAAAATGACTTATCATAAATTTACAGGTTAAAAATTAATGCCTAACTTAGTTATAATGCACGACCAAACAGGCGCAACGGGCAAGGACATCATTCCATTGCCTGATTGTATTACACCTACCGAGGCTTTGATGCTTCACTTCCCCCAAGGGATAAACCCCGAAGCAGCACAAGTGTTTGTTGGCATTACGCGAATGGCTTTACCGAACGAAAGCGACAAGCCAAGCAAAGAGCTTTTAGAGCCGCTTAACCAAAACATGATTGTTGTCATGGAGGCGAAAGCCATAGGCGTAATTGCTGGCATTAATGCGTGGTGGTTTGTTGGTGGTGCGATCGCGATTGCTGCCATATCATATTTAACGCCAAAAGTGCCCGGTGATGTTGGACAACAAAAACAAAGCCCTAATAACTCACTGCAGGGTCAAACTAACATTGCAAGACCTTACCAAGCTTATCCGCTTATATTTGGCTCGCCTGTAAGCTTCCCAGATTTAACGGGCGAGGCTATTATTGAATATGTAAACAATCAAAAAATAGTGCGTCAACTAATGGTTGTTGGTGATGGGTTGTTTAACATCACAGAAACAAGAGCAGGATCAACACCTATTACTAATTTTTCAGGCGCATCAGCTACATATTACGAACCAGTAAGCGAAGTCGTTACTGTGCCAGAGGTGATTAATGTTTTTGCAACTAATGAGGTCGACGGACAAGAATTGCTTGGCGCTAATAATGAAGTTGTCATTGCGCCTTATAGTTTGACCGAAAACGGAACAAATTTAACCACACTTGTTGGCACTACATACACATTTCAGATCATAAAAGATACCGACTCAGACACTTTACTTTCTGACTTTACTGCCGCGATAACCCCTTTCAAGCTTAGGATTGATTACAAGGGCGATTTTGACGGGTTTGTCAGTTCGTCATTTGCTAAAGGTACTGGGTTTATTAATTCAATGGTTATAGATGGTGGCGGGACTTTTTACACTATTGTCTTAACTCAATTTAACGGTAAAAAAACCGTTGATAATATTTATGAGTACAGCGCACCATTCAATGCTGACAATGCTGCTAACTCAATAGTTGGCCCGATAAAAATAGCAATTAGAACTGACGAGGTATGGTCAAACATTAATTTTTTACGCGGGTTAAAATCAAAAGTTAGGTTAAGAATACTATTTGAACAGCTTGATGGGCCAAACGGAAGCCCTATTGTTGGACCTTCCCCTGACTCGTATGTAATTGAATATGAAGAGGACACGCTAGATCAGCAATTCAGGACATATAAACAAGTATTAATACAAGGGTTTAATTATTACCAAGTAACATTTGAGCGCTTAGATAACGGCACTAATGACACAGGCAAGCCAGATCAAAC